ATGTTATTACTTGCACCCGATTCGGTCGCACCGTTTGAGGTACATATAAAAGGCTGCAGCTCACTTTCACTACATGGACCTTTGGGCTCCATCTGCATTATGAGCTTGACTCTAATTTACTGGTTATTGCTGCTCTGGGTTTCATTTCACTTTCTGTCATTGTGCCTTGCTATTATATTGTATTTGCTGTTAATGTCTACTATTACTAGTTTACATGGATGGGATTGAAGCTGTTTTATTTATACTGTTAATCATCTTTATTTGCGACGCGATTTTCTTGAATGTTAGGGAGTTTCTGCAGACATTGCTGTTTTTGTCTTTGTTATATGGGGAGGACTAGCTTGTTAACACCTTAAGGTGTTGGCCACTTATAATAGCTGACCTTTGCTCTGCAATTAAGTGGCGTCTTAAAGGGAGTTATTTAAGCCGTGTAGAGTTTTGCAATTAAAAATGAAGGGCCAGGACGTGACTTTGAAAAACGTTGCTGTAGAATTAGAGGATGTAGTCAGTCCAATTATATTGGATTGCGAGGAGGAGATAGAAACTGAGGAAGTAGACTGTCCGGCCCCGTATGCTGTAGAGGCTGTTTGTTATGTTTGTGAAAACCCCTTACGTTTAGCTCTCGTCTCCTCACCGGACGGGATCCATCAACTGCATCAACTGCTGTTGGACTGCATCTCCTTACTGTGTGCAAACTGCTCTAGAGAGGTCTACTCTAACCGCAGACCCCAACGAAATGGACCCTAATCTAAAAGGTATTACCGGGCAAAGTTTTCTTGACGACCAAGCAGAATGTAGTGAATCTGATAATAGCGAGCAAGGGTGTGAAGAAAGCCTGTCTGATTTGTCTGACCTAATTGATAATGCTGAATGCGAGCAAGGGAATTCTGCAGAATTGTTTGCACAACAAGAGGCTTTCGCTTTCCAGGAGCACATACGCACTACAAAACGAAAGTTAAAACTGTCATTCCGTAATCCTTTACAATGCATTACGAGTCAGAGTAACAGGAGCCCGGGTAGAGCTGCGCCTAAAAGGAGAGTTCTAGACGACAGTGGTTATAATGAAGATATTCTTGCAGAGGTGGCTCAGGTAGATGAAAATGGCGGATCAGAGGGGTATGGGAGCTTAGCCTCGCAGTCTTTGTCTGGTCAGAGTCAGAAAAATGGTAAAAATAGAGTAAATAATGGAAATAAAGAAAATATAGACTGCACACGTTTGTTAGCTGCTAGCAGTCACAGGGCGGTGCAATTGGCAATCTTCAAAGAAAAGTTTGGTATAAGTTTGAACTCGCTTACTAGAATATTTAAGAATGACAAAACTTGTTGCAGCAATTGGGTGGGGGTTGTGTTTGGAGCCAGAGAGGAATTGCTAGCGGCTTCTCAAACTATTTTGCAAAGAGTTTGTGATTCTATTATGCTGTTAACCCATACATGTAAACTGGGGTTTATGGGCTTGTATTTGTTAGAATTTAAAAATGCAAAAAGCAGAGATACTGTGAGACATTTATTTCAGCAGATTTTGCAGGTGGAGAATAATGATATGCTTTTGGAGCCACCAAAAATCAAAAGCTTACCAGCTGCAACATTTTGGTGGAAACTGCGGCATAGCAGTGCTGCATTTTTATTTGGAAATTTACCTGATTGGATAGCACGGCAAACGTCTATAACACATCAAATTCAGGAGGATCAGCCATTTGACCTGTCAGCAATGGTGCAATGGGCCTATGATCATAATTTCGTGGATGAGGCACAAATAGCTTATTATTATGCTAGATTAGCCTCAGAAGATTCAAATGCTGCAGCTTTTCTTCGCTGTAACAATCAAGTAAAGCATGTTAAAGAATGTGCTCAAATGACCAGATACTATAAAACTGCTGAAATGAGGGAAATGTCAATGAGTAAATGGATAAAAAAATGTTTGAATGAGATAGAAGGTACAGGGGATTGGAAACAAATTATTAACTTTATTAAGTACCAAAATATAAATTTTCTGTCTTTTTTGGCATGCTTTAGGGATCTTTTACATAGTGTGCCTAAAAGAAACTGCTTAGTAATTGTAGGACCCCCTAACACGGGCAAATCGATGTTTGTGATGAGTTTGATGCGTACTTTGAAAGGCAGAGTGTTATCTTTTGTTAATTCTAAGAGTCACTTTTGGCTGCAGCCACTCAATGCTGCAAAAATTGCTATTTTAGATGATGCTACTAGACCCACCTGGTCCTACATAGATACATACTTAAGAAACGGACTGGATGGGACCCCTGTCTCTTTAGATATGAAGCATAGAGCCCCCATGCAAATATGCTTCCCCCCTCTGATAATTACAACCAATGTTGATGTTGCAAAGGACCCTACTTTTGTATATTTGCATAGCAGGCTTATGTCTTTTGAGTTTGCAAATGCATTTCCATTAGATGAAAATGGGAAACCTGCTTTAATTTTAAATGAACTTAGCTGGAAATCTTTTTTTGAAAGGCTTTGGAATCAGCTAGACCTCACAGAACCAGAGGACGAAGACGATGGAGACCCTCCAAGCCCGTTTCGATGCAGTGCAAGAGCAGCTGCTCGAGATTTATGAACAGGACACAAGCTCCTTAGACGTCCAAATAACATATTGGACATTGATTAGACATGAACAGGCTTTATACTATTATGCCAGGCGACAAGGTATACTGAGGCTAGGAATATATCAAGTGCCTCCTACAGGGGTTTCTGAAAAGAAGGCTAAGGATGCCATCAAGATGACATTGTTCTTAAAAAGCTTGCAAAAATCAGAATTTGCAGCACAGCCGTGGTCATTGCCTGAAACAAGTTTAGAGAGGTTTTTGGCAGCGCCTGAAAATACTTTTAAAAAAAGGGGACAGCATGTGACTGTGATATATGATAAAGATTCAATGAATGCTATGGAGTATACATTGTGGACAGAAATATATGCTGTAGATGACAATGATCAGTGGCATAAATATACTAGTGGTGTAGATTATGATGGAATCTACTTTACTGATGCCCAGGGAAACAAGAATTATTATGTGAGCTTTGCAGATGATGCAGCCTTGTACTCTAAACTGGGACATTGGGAAGTGCAATATGAAAACCAAGTTCTTTCTCCTCCTGTTACCAGCTCGCTTCCTCCTGGGCCCAACAGAAGACGGGGGCCCCAAACCAGGGGACACCCCAGACACAAGAGCGCCTCCTTCCGCAGATCTGCCTCATCTGGGTCCGATACCCGAGACTCCAGGGGACGGTCGCGGTCGCCCTCGTCTTCGCGATCCCGATCACGGTCACGGTCACGATCGCCGTCGGGGTCGCACTCCAGACCACGAGCGCCGCACGTACCCGACCAGGAGACCGGGAGACCACCCGGAGGAGGAGGACGAAGAGGAAGCAGAGACCAACAACAGGGCCCTGGAGGACCAGCTCCGCCATCTCCTGGAGAAGTGGGAACGCGATCTGGACCGCCTGAGACGAAAGCTAAAGGAAGACTTGCTGAGCTTATAAGTGCAGCATACGACCCTCCTGTGCTTCTGCTTCAAGGTTGTGCAAACACATTAAAAAGCTTTAGACGCCGTACTACGCAGTCCTACCCACACACTTTCCTCTGCATGAGTACAAGCTGGACATGGGCTAGCAAAACCTGTACAGTTAAATCTGGGCATAGAATGCTGGTGGCATTTGTGAACTCTGAGCAAAGAACTCTTTTTCTTGCTACTGTGAAAATCCCCAAAGGTGTGACTTGCTTGAAAGGGTCTTTTGACGGGCTATAGCAGTATATTAAAATGGTTCGTGCAGCAAGACGTAAACGTGCCTCTGAGGATGATTTGTACAGGGGTTGCAGGGCTGGGCAAGACTGCCCCATCGATATCAAAAACAAGTATGAACAGAACACACTAGCTGACAGAATACTCAAATGGGTTAGCTCATTCCTATACTTTGGCACATTAGGAATAAGCAGTGGCAAAGGTACTGGGGGTGCTACAGGCTACACACCTATAGGAGGGGGAGGAGTAAGAGGGGGGAAAGGAGCAAATGTAGTAAGGCCAACAGTTTTAGTAGATGCATTGGGCCCAACAGGGGTGCCAATAGATCCAGTGACCCCAGATGAAGCTCTTGTCCCCTTACTTGAAAGTAGTGGTGGGAGTACAACTTTAGACGTCCCACCTGGGGGTGAAATTGAAGTGATTGCTGAAGTTCATCCACCACCAGCTGCAGGAGACCCTGAAATTACAATAGGGCATCCAGAAGAGCCTCCTATATTAGAGGTCATACCTGAAACTCACCCTACTACTCGTGTTAGAACCACGGTTAGCAAGCATGACAACCCTGCATTCACAGCTTATGTTGCAAGTGCACAATTACCAGGGGAAACCTCAGCATCAGACAATGTGTTTATTTTGCATGGGTTTAATGGTGAATATGTAGGTCCTGCACAAACTGGGGAAGATACTGTGTTTGAAGAAATAGAATTGGAAAATTTTGGGGTGCCTGAAAGCCCACCTAGCAGCAGCACACCCAATACTAGCTTCAGAAATATTTTGAACAAATTTCAAAGACGTTTGTATAACAGGAGGCTAGTCCAGCAAGTCAAAATCACAGACAGAACATTTTTGACCAAGCCTTCTAAATTAGTCTCATGGGAATTTGATAATCCCACTTACACAGACGACTCCCTGTCATTAATATTTCAACAAGATGTGGATGAAGTCAGTGCTGCGCCAATGGCAGAATTTCAAGACATTGTCACCCTTAGCAGGCCAGTTGTTTATGAGAGAGAGGGCTTAGTCAGAGTTAGCCGTTTAGGCCAACGTGGCACAATTCGTACTCGCAGTGGCTTGCGAATAGGTGGACATGTTCATTACTATACAGACATAAGTCCAATTAGACCTGTTGAAGATATTGAAATGAGAACACTTGGCGAAGTTTCTGGTGACAGTGTCATAATGCAACCTTTGGCAGAAAGCACATTTGTGGATTCAGGGGATGTTCTTAATGAAGGCAACATTGAATTTCCAGACAGCACATTAGAAGATGATTATAATGAGGATTTTAGCCGGGCTCGTTTAGAAATAACCACCTCTGCAAGAAGCAGAACGAGCATAGTTACGGTACAAGAAGGCATACCACCAGGCTCAGTCAAACTGTTCATTAATGATGCAGAGACCATTGTAACACCCCACGGCCCTGAATCAAATGACACAGATAGGTACCAGCCTTTCATTCCAGTCACACCTGCAGCTACTCCTGATATTATTATTACTTTTGAAGAAGGGACTGCCACATTTTTCTTGCATCCTAGCCTGTTAAAGAGACACAAACATAAACACTGGTTTTTTTGATGTTTTTGCAGATGTCATTTTGGTTACCAAGCCAAGGGAAGCTGTATTTGCCACCACCAACAGCTGTCACACAATATCTAGACACGGATGACTTTGTCACACGCACTGACACCTTTTACCACACGAACACTGAAAGACTACTGTTTGTGGGGCATCCATACTTTGACATTAAACGTGAGGACAAGGTTCTGGTACCCAAAGTTTCTGGCAGTCAATTCAGAGTATTCAGGCTAAAGTTTCCAGACCCAAATAAGTTCAGTTTTCCCGATCCAAATGTATACAACTCTGATAATCAAAGGCTAGTCTGGGCTCTGCGGGGCATTGAAATTTGTAGAGGCCAACCTTTAGGAATAGGGGTGACTGGACACCCCTCTTTTAACAAATTCAAAGATGCAGAAAACAACAACAACAAAACACCTGATCAAACCACAGATGACCGGGTTAACATGGCTGTAGACCCTAAGCAGGTGCAAATGTTTATTGTTGGCTGCACCCCCTGCGATGGTGAGCACTGGGATGTTGCACAAGCATGTGACCGGCTGGAACCAGGAGCATGTCCCCCTATTGAACTGAAAAACACTATTATAGAAGATGGGGAGATGTGTGACACTGGGTTTGGAAATATGAACTTTCAGAAATTGCAAGCTAGCAAATCAGGAGCTCCTTTAGATATTGTGAACCAGATAGTTAAGTATCCAGACTTTTTAAAAATGGGTAGTGATCCTCATGGCAACTCAATGTTTTTTTATGCTAAAAGAGAGCAGATGTACGTGAGGCATTTATGGTCCAGGGGTGGCACAATAGGAGAAGAAATTCCACCTAATGGAGAAGCTAGTCCATATTATTTGCCTGGAGCAGGACGAGCTACCTTACCTACCTCTGTGTACTTCGGATCCCCCAGTGGCTCTTTGGTCTCTAGCGACCAGCAGATTTACAATAGACCCTTTTGGATACAACGAGCACAGGGCAGAAACAATGGCATTTGTTGGAATAATCAGCTATTTGTCACTGCTGTGGACAGTACAAGGGGTACCAATTTTACTATTTCTGTTCACAGAGACAAACCTAGTTTAGAGGACCAGGATACTTACACAGCCGCAGAATTTAAGCATTATTTAAGACATGTAGAAGAATGGGAAGTGTCCTTAGTTCTGCAACTGTGTATAGTGGACCTAACACCAGAGGCTTTAGCTCACATTAATGGCATGGATCCTCGAATTATAGAGAGCTGGAACTTAGGCTTTATACATGCACCGAATAATATAGAGGATCAATACAGATACCTACAGTCAATTGCAACTAGATGCCCCCCTAAAGAAGATGCTGCTGCAACTGAGGACCCTTATGCAAAGTACACATTTTGGGATGTGGACCTTACAGAACGATTTTCTATGAATTTAGATCAGTATTCCTTAGGTAGAAAGTTCTTATTTCAAATAGGAAAGAAAAGCAGAGGAATCAAACGGTCTGCACCGAAAGCGGTCACTTTTGAAAGTAGCAGCCGCAGCAAAAAGGCGCCAAAGCGTAGGCGTAAGAATGTCTAGAGCCAAAACTATGAGCAATATGTACATCAACAACAAGCATTGACAAAGAATAAATTCATGTAAGCCTTTGTGAATCTTGCCAATAAAATGCTGATCTGAGCCACCCTTCTTATCTTCCTTGTGATTTGTTACCCCCTCCCAAATATTCGTGCAAAGCGGTGCACCTGGTTGAACACCTGCATGCTTAATAAACCTTAAAGTATGCAGAGGCACACCTAAGTAAACACCTTTAAGGGTTATTGGCTCCAAAAAAGCTGCAAGCTGCCAAGCCAAGCTATAAAAAAGTACTCAAAAGCACATACTGGCAGTACGCCCGGGCAAGCTTAGGCAAACTGTACCGTTTGCGGTGCAGTTTCTCACACAAAGGTAAGTGTTGTTATTAACAACAGTCTCTTTAAT